GTTTTCAACATTTTAACATTTTTAAACTTTAGCATAACAGAGTGATTCAACAATTCAACGATTTTTTAACAATTCTTTTAACATTAAAAAATGCCCAATATTAACGTTGTTTCGTTGTAAATTATGTTTTTTAACATTTTCCACGTTACTACTACTACTCCTACAACAAGTATATAAATAACACGCATGTGTGCGCGTGCGCGCGCGTGCGCGTTTCGTGCGCGTGTGCGCATGTGCGCATATGCGTGAAATAAGGCAGCCCCTAAGTTAGGGGCGCTGCCGCTAGGGGTGTGTCGTGAGACACACACTTTTGATTTAATAAAAAACTCCATACCCTAAAGGCATGGAGTTTTAAATCTTATTTTGTCATCAAGCCAAGTACCAGCCTTGTCAGGTACTTGGCTTGATGACACTTACATTGTTCCGCCGCTTTTTCGGAACTTGTGAATTTTACGTTCCTGCGCTGATAAATAGCTTTCAAGCTTAATATCTGTTTGTTCCATCTTGCTTTTGGTTGAATCCATGGATTTTTGTTGTCTTTGGCGTTTGATTTCCCATAGACGTTCGGGGTCTTCTGCTTCCATCTGCTTTTCAAAGTAACGTGGTATTGCCGCTCTTTTACCGTTGCTTAGCTGAATGTATCCTTGTTTCCAGATTTGTTCTTTGTTCTGCAGATAGTACTCTTCACCCAGTCCCGGTTTTAAACTCATCATTGCAAATGGTGGCCTTAATCCTCTTTTGATGTGTTCCATGGTTTCTTCACCAATTTTTTTTGTCACGTATCCTGCTGTGTAGCTGTATGCTTTGTTTGTCGCTGGTTCGCTCATGTTGTGGATACCATACGGCCAGCATTTTGTTATGCGTGTGTCCGTGTAGTATCCTTCTTTGCTGAGTAGTCTGTACGGCTCTAGCTTTTCTGGATTGTAATTGAATAAAATCAGATGATAGTGCGGTCTCCCGGTGTGTTCTCCGTATTCACCTGCGCAGAAATAGCGTATCCCCGGCCCTGCGGCCTTTCTCAGGCGTTTTAGAAATTTCTGAATATCCTCATACCATAGAGTTTGATTCTCTTTTAAATCGCTTCCTTTCCGTTTGTATATCGCTCCGCGTATTACTTCGCCTGTTTCGTGGTTAACTCCCGGTATGTTTTTATCATCATATGTTAATGTGACAAACCATACTGAGTGCGGTTTACTTGTCTTTGCTTCCATCTCGATTCTGCATGCCCAGTCCTCCCTTTTGCGAATTCTGCATCCAATGCATTGTCCGCATGGAATAAGCATTACATCTTTTCTATAGATCAAATCTTCATAGGTTAAATCAGGATTTTTTGCCCTTTCAACGGCAAAGCGCCGGAGCGTGTAAACACGTCCCGACGCTTCGCGGTCGTCTGGCACATAAAACCTGATAAGAGGTTTATAACATGCCATTATCTTAAATAATCACCCGGCTTTCTTTGCTGTCCATAGCTTCCTGTTTTGTCTGTTGCTTTGATTGCGCGGTCTGTTGAGCCTGCAACTCTCTTTTGTGCTTTGCCTGCGTCGTAACTTGGTTCTGCTACCTTGTCCGTTACAACTTCTACGTTTTTTTTCAGCTCTTGCCAGCTTTTGCCGCTGTTTGCTCCTTGCTGGAAATAACTGCTTACTCCCTGCGCAAGGTTTATGCTGTCGCTGAAACTGCCGTAACTGTTGGAACTGAATGCTGGGCTTCCCAATGCGCTGATGCTTGCCGCGCTTGTGCTTCCTAGTCCTACGCTTGCGCCGCCTACGCTTCCAGCACTGCCGCCGCCCATCGCCGCGCCGCCGTTGAGTGCTGCCAAGATGGGATTGATGCCTGCGGCTCTCATGTCTGCGACGGCTCTTTGGTATGCGGTATTGCTCATGTGCTCTTGCCATTCTCGATTAAGTGCGGCTTCTGCAGAGTTGTAAGCCATGGCTTCGCGCATTAGTGCGGCGTTCATGCTTCCTTGTTTGTTCATCATCATACTGTTAAGCAGGCCTTGGAATCCACTTCCTGCCATGTTGTAGATTCCTTGTGCGCTCATGCTTCCCAGATTTCTGAGCCATCCGCTAAGCTCTGTGTTTCGGTTTGTGCTGTCGTTCGTTCCTCCTGAGCTTTCGCTGTGGCTGTTTCCATAGCTCCAGTTAGAACTACTGCCTCCTCCTGCTGTCCAGCCTTGGTTTTGGCTGAAATTGAACTTGTTACTTGCGTCGAACTGTTGCTGTTGCTGGTTCAGACCCTTGAACGTGCTGTATAGGTTTCCGATCGTTCCGGCAATATTTCCGATTGCTCCGACTGCTTTTATTGCTGTCGGCAACCATCCCAGACCCATTTAAGCACCTCCTTAGTGATGGTCGATTAAGCCCGGTACGCTGTACATTGGCATAGGTCTGACAGTGGTGTTTTTTACAAGGAAGTCTGCGATAAACTGCGGCTCGTTTACTTTGTTTTCAACTGCCAGCGTTCTTGCAATTTCTGCACTTCCTTCTTTCATCCACTCTTGACTGAGTGCCGGCGTTTTGGTGTAGTTGTCACCATAGTGCCAGCTATCCAACGTTCCGGTTGCGTTCGATCTAAAAGCTCCACAGATGCGGTTGGGCTTCATTCTGTAATCAGCCCACGCCTCTTGGTAGCCGAACGCCTCGTCGTCGGTGCTCGTACCCTGTGCGTACAGTTCTTTTTTAAGTACTGCCTGTTCTCCCAGATTTGCGAAAACAGGGAAGTAATAGTCAAGCTTGTTTTTTCGGCTGAACATGCGCTCCAAACCCTGCTGATAGGTGTGGTCATGGCGTACACAACATACGCCGATAACAAAGCCGTGTTCTTCAAAACTCTTTGTAAAAGCGCTTTTGCCAAAGCCTGTGACCGACATTGCCGCTACGTTGCCCTGCGGGCTTGTTTCCGTTGTGCCGCTTGTCTGAATTACCTGGTTCATGTTAATCATGATTCGGTCGCCGCCCAGATATTCAGGAATCTGGACAGTTTTATCAGAAATACGAGTTCTGAACAGGCTGTAAATCTGTTCACGGTAACGGCTGCCGCCGCGTGCCAGTTCTTCAAAGTACTTCTGTACTTGAAATGCCTGTCGCAACTGGTTAATCGTTGCACCTGCAATTTCACTTACATTTGCGTACAGAAATCTTTTTGTTGCTTCGTTTTCTACTCCTCCTGATACTTTTGCACCGTTGATTCCTGCAATTTGGGGTTTTCCCGGCAAGCCTCCGTTTTCGATGAATGGTATATCTGTATTAGGTCCTGTGTGCGTTCCGTTTAACCATAATTTTCCTTCTACGGAATTTCCACCATAGTCTGCCATATAAATTGGTGCGTTTCCCAGCATTGGAATTGTTACACTCTCTGCTGAACGCTGAGGCGAGGGCAAAGTACTGCTGAAGTAGTCGTGGAATCGGTTCACCGGCAGTGGTCTGCCTCCTGTGTATGCTTCCTGCAGGATTGTTTCCAGCGTTGCGTCTTTGCCGCTGTCCTTATAGGTTACATCTGCGTCTTTGTCCGTGTTGATTGCCGGGTTGTCTACGTTCTGGTCCCGGAACCACTCGTTCCAAATCTTGATGTATGCGCGGATAGGAAGCGCGTTGATATCCAATTCACCGGTTTCCCCAATGATTTTCGTTGGAATGCCCATATAGTCGAGAATGCTGTTTTCCAGCGGGAATTTGTTTTCTGCTGTGCCGCCTTTGATTTTTATCTGCGGTACTGTGTATTCGGTCTGCTGTACCCATGGTTCTTCGGTGACTTCGCCCATGAATTCCTTCCAGTGTTCCCACAAGATACGGTCAGGACAGAAGAAGTAATAGTAATCCAAGTAACAGTTATCCATTACCGGGAAGATAGGCGTGCTCATGCGCACCAGTCCAACGTTGTCGATTGAAAATGTGTCACCGGGAAGCACTTCATCGACGTAGAAGGGAATAAGTTGGCCTGCATCGAATGTCAGCTTGATATCTTGGTCACGCTTGAAACGGCTTCTTGTGATTTCCAAGTTTGGCACTTGGTTGAAATGCGCTTCGTTGTTTCTTTTCACTGTTTTACTCCTCTACTGTTTTTTCGTCAATCACTGGTTTTTCGTCAATCACTGGTTTTTGATTCAATCCCAGTGCTTCCATCCAGTCTGCCGTGCCAAATCTTGCTATGAACTTATCAACGTCATTATCGAATTTTTGCTTGACTTCGCGCGGCAGTTTGTCCCATGTCTGTTCTGCCTGAATCATCAGGTTCTGTGCTTCCGCCAGCGTGCTCGGCATGTTCGTGAAATCTTGCGGTTCTGCGTCGTTCAGTTGTGCGCCCAACTTTTGTACAATGCTGGGGTCAAAAGCTGCGCGGTTGATGATGTTTTCGATTTTTGTTTCTTCCAAATAGCTCTGGATTTCTGCGTCTCTTTTCGTTTCATGCAGAGCTGTGCTGTTTCTTCCAGAGCCTCATG